ACCCAAAAATCGAGGCAACAAAAGTTATATCTGTGTTTTGAGTCTTTTTGATCATTGGAATCTCAACGTAGTTAAGAGTTATGATCAAATAAAGCCCGACCAGACCACTACACCAAGACGTACAAAAGTACCCAGCACTTGAATATGATGCTCAGTATCTTCTATTCCATCTTTTAACTTGGTAAGGAGGTTTTTAGTCGGGCTTTCCTTTTTTTCTTCCATGTATCAACTTTTCCTTGTAGGAATTTCTGTACTTTCTTTTTAATTGGTTCAAATAAAGATGACGTAACAGAAGTAGTTGCTACAGCTATAACAGCAGTAGTGACAGCAGTTACAACTACAGCAGGTTCTGGTACAGGCATCTGTATATCAATAACTGGTATTTTTAAACTAGGTTGTTCTATTGCTACATCTTCAGTAGTTTCTTCTTCAACATTTTCAGGTGCTTCTAAATCACTTGGCGGTATAACTATAGGTTTATAAGAGGGAATACCTGCTGTTGGAGGTTTAAAATCTAAGGGAGGTAACTCTATACCTTTAGGCATTTGAGGAGTTATTAGTCTTAATCGTTCCATTCACTGTTTAAGGTTTAGCAGGCCAAGTAATGTTATATACATCTGATTGAGAAGGTACATCTCTTAGGGATTGTCGATATGTAGCCCATTCAGTTTTCTTAGTATTTGATAGTGGAGAATCTGTTACTTGTGTCCAGTCAGATTCTTTTAAAAGTTCATCCCTTGTAAGTCTTACATCTGCTAAAATAATACTTTTTTGATTGTTTATTTCATCTGTTGTTAAGGAAGCTACTTCAAACTTTTGAGTCCAGTCACCGTCAATTAACTCAGGATTTAATTCATTAAGCTTTTGTGTCTTAGAATCAATTGTAGGTCTTGTTACTTCTTTAATAGTAACCATTCCAAAAGAACTTAAATTAGCTGATTCCCAATCAGATGGAAAACTTGTATTTTTATGCTTTGTTTTTAGATAACTAATATCTATTGGCCATTTAGTAATGGTGTTGTTTTCTAAGTATCCTTTCATTTTATTAAAGAGTATCTTTGTAAGTGTAGCCTTGTTCAGTAGTTCCTACATCAGCTACGCTCACGTTTGAACTAACATCAGTTAAAGCCCACGTTCCAGAGTTAGAGGGGAAGTTTTGTAATTCAACACCACCATAACTACCGCTTGGTGATGTTGATGAAGAAGTCCAAGAACCTGAGCTAAAAGTATATCCACTCACAGCAGATATGTTCATCCAGTGAGAAGGTGGATTACTATGGCCACCTTCATTAACATGATTACCGCTAGCTGCACTAATATAATTTCCATTAGGAGGTTCAGTATCTGATTGATGCTTTAATATTCCTCCTGATGAGTAATACTGCCAATCAGCAGAGTCAGAGTTTCTCCATCCAGGGAAAAATCCACCTAAATAAAAATTATCTTTTGTATCTCCATCTATAAAAAAAGGAGTATGGTTTCCGTTTGTTGATGTTGTAACTTGAGTAGAAGTTGTACCACCATTAGTTGTTAAAGATGTTATAATTTTATCCCAATTTAGATCACCAGAGCTATCTAAACATGCAAGGTAAATATTAGGATACTGAAAGTTATCAGTACTGTTTGCTATTGTAGTAAATGCAAAACAAACATCACCACTAACATCTGTTGCTCCAATGGCACTACCGCAACGTTTTTGGGAATAAACATTGCTTGCGACAAACTCATATGTAGATGAATTAGCTGAACATTCTGTAGCCCATTCAACGTCTAAATCTTTATCTAATTTAATAACAGCTGTATTCATATAATTATATGACCATAACAAATAGAAATTTCCATTTGCGTCAATGTGCATATAATCAGGATGGTCATAACTTTGTTGATTACTATTATTTTGTGACCATGCAGAATCTCTATAAATATATTGATTATGAATACTTGAAGCATCATATTTTATTCTTGAAATGTTATATGCATTAGTATTTTTATTAGATAAAAAATAAACATATTCAGAATTAGATATAGTTTTTAAACCTTGTGGTTGTAAATAACCAGAAGTCGTAGAATCTTCAAGTTTTTTATACCATTGTAAAGATGCACTTGTGTTTGTTTGAGTTAATCTAAAAAGAAAAGTTATATATGGATTACTTGCAGCAGAACTTCCTCTAACTACGCCAGTAACAAAAATATCATTATCTTTATTTACTACTACAGAATATCCAGTATTGTAATTGGCATTACTATGGTGTCCTGTTCCAAATTTATACGCCCATGCAATACTTCCATTACTATTTACCCGCATTATCAAAGGACATCTGCCACCAGAAACAGTAGAATTTCCGTCTTTATAATGACCTACTATTATTAAATTACCATTGTTATCTATCGCCCATCCACCGTCTATCAGGTATTCAGCCGTTCCTGAGTAAGATAATTCTTTTTGCCAAGATATAGCCCCACTCTGAGTCATCTTGATAATCTTATAATTTGCAGCATTACTTCTCAACATTTTATAGATACTTCCATCTCCTTCTTTATCTACAGCTGCACTATAATAATAAGCTACATTGTAATGACTTCTCTGAGTAATTCTTGTCCATTCATCAGTGTTTAAACTGCTATTAACTGAAACTGTAGGTGCTGTTTCAACACCAGTACCAGCAGCAGTAGTTACACCTTTAGCTCTTAAAAAGTGATTTCTCATTTATACATCTCCTACGTTTGCACCATATAAAGTACTTCCTACTTTCCAAAGTTCTATCGCTGTTTTAGAAGAAGTAGATAATGTTGGAGCACTACCACCAGCCCACGTCATTGTTGGCCAGGTGATTGTATTAGAACCAGCTGTAATCATTAACAGGACTGATTGACCAGCCGTTAGAGAATCAGTAGGTGTTCTATTAGCTCCCAGTGTCCAAGTTTGAATTGTTCCATTATCAGGATCTATAGCAGCATTGCCATCAGTTATTGCAAAGACATTTTCATTAATTGCATCTTCAAAAGTAACGCTACCTGTAAATGTTCCTCCAGCAGTAGGAATCTTAGTAGAGTCAGCAACTGTTACCCAATCAAGACCACCTGATCCATCAGTTTTTAATACTTGGTTAGCATTACCATCTGTATTAGGAAATGTAAGAGTATAACTAGCCCCTGCACTATGAGGAGGTGATTTTAGTTTTATACCATGGCTATTTTGTGAACAATTAAGTTGTAATGTTCCATCAGCACTACTGCCATCACCTTTAACTTCAACAACGCCTGTACCGTTGGGGTTAAGTTTAATATTACCGTTAGTTGTACTTGTTGTAATTTCGCTAGTTTGAACATCTAAGTTCGCTCCTAGTTGTGGTGAACTATCAGAGGCAAGATCAGTAGTATTTGTATCTGTAGCAGCAATAGTGACAGTATCAGTACCATCAGTAGTTGTAATAGTGACGTTACTACCAGCAGCTAAAGTTAAAGTGTCAGTCTTACTATCAGCAGCTACAGTTGTTTGACCTGATACTGCAACATTAGAGAAAGCATTTTGGTTTACTTCTCCACCACTTGTACTAAGTTGTGCAGCACTTCCTCCAGTCGGGTGATGATATAATGCTCCACCACTAGGTGTATGCAAATAAAGGTTGCCATTAGAATCAGCAGCTATACGGAAATGATAATCATCATTTGAGTCATTTTTAAAATCTAAATATGTATGACTACCACTTGTCTCATTTCCAATAAGTTCTATAGCTCCATCAGTTGCATTAAGTTGAATGGATGAACCATTAGTTGCATTTGAACCATCTTTTACTTTTAATACAATACTGTTTGAAACAGAAGCACCGGATGACGTATAACTAATAGTTGTATTGTCATCTAATGATAATGAATCAGTATCTGGTGGGACTTCCCATGTTCCATCTGCTTTAAGAAACTTCCCTCCATGAGAGCCAGGTAGTTGTGGTGCTAAACCAGCTGCACTTGTAGAAGTTACACTATAGGTTGTATTCGTATCTGTAGAAACAAAGTTTAATTTCCCGTTTGTATCGTCATAAGTCACACTGATATTAGTTTCAGTACCACCATCAACCATCCCACCGATTATGTCTTGAACTTCTTCTGTTGTTAGTTGTGTATTTGTATCTGTAACTGTATTAGTGAAAGTAATCTTATCACCTGACCTAGCTATTGATAAACCAGTACCAGCTTCTAAAACAACGTCATCTGTACCTGAACCGCTACCACCTGCTGTTAAACGAATCTTTTCTTCATCACTATTGTCACCATCAACACAAGAGATTGAATAAGTTGTATCTGTATTGGTTGGGATTGTAGGCTTGTTTAATATCTGAGCATCACCACTTGAAGCGTTCCAATCACTTTGAACATTTACTTCTGCACCTGTAGCAATACCATCTAACTTTGTTTTATCTTCATCTGTCATTACACCCCAAGCTGATGTAGTCGCAGCAGGTAAAGATGTGTTGTCACCTGACGAAGATTCAACAGTTAAAGATGTTCCATTAGCTGTATTACTTAAGTTTGTAGTACCACTACCACTAGAAGTATTATCAGCAGAAGGAGACCAACTAGAACCATCCCATTTAAGTACTTGGTTTGTTGAAGGACTTGTATTGCTTACATTACTTAAGTCACCAATATTAGAAGGAATTGTTGGCTTGTTTAATATTTGATTATCACCAGAACTACTATTCCAATCTGATTGAACATTAACTTCAGCATTTGCAGCTATACCATCTAACTTAGTTTTAAGAGCATCAGTAAAGTTGTTCTTAGTTAAACCATTATCTCCAACCGAATAAGTAGTGTTTGTATCTGGAGGAGTACCCCATGTACCATCATGTTTTAGGAATTGACCTGAACTACCAGCTGCGGGAACATGTTTACCGTTACCAGTACCAGCATTGTGATCATAAGCCCAATTAGAACTTATAGCTTCATCAGTTACACCATCAACAGGTGTATCGTCTATTGTCGCACCCGAAGCTTGTGCAACCCATTCCATACCATTAGAGGTGTACCCAAGAACCTTATTGGTTCCAGACGGATCTGCATGTATGTCTAACTTAGATTCACCAATAGAACCTTCATCTATTGGTTGTTCCTGTAATTCTTGTATTCCAAATAATGCTTGCTCTTGATTAGCATTTAGATCAGTTGCACGGATGGATGAGCCAGCTGCAAATACAGCTTTAGGATCTTCATCACCTGTGCTTTTACCAACCGTTGTTTGTCTATAAACCCTTACTGCGACTCCACTCTTGGGAGCACCTGTGCTTTCCTGAACTGTACTATCAACATTGGTATTATTGAAAGTTATCTTAGCTGGCGAAAGTGATACTGTATATTTAGTTGTTGCTTGTGTTGCTCCGTTAAGAGAAACTTTTACATCTTCAGTTTTTAAGGTCGGGAAATCATATGTAAACTCTAAATTTGAGCCATTAACACTCCCGCCATTATCCTTATAGGTTGCTGGCATTTTTTCATTTTGTTAGTTGTATCTGGTGGAAGGTGGGTTATCTATTCTGTAATTGAAGAACTTTATCTATATCACCTAATCTTGAAGACCTCTCAATTTCAGCATTAATGAATTGTGTATTTGCTACTTCTTCAGCTTCATCAATTCTACTTTCAGCCCACCGTTGGGAATCTCTTAAAGCTAGGTTTAATTCATGATGTAAGTTTAAGAAATCTTGCCTATTTAGTTTGACTCCTTTTCTTGCAGCTTCTTTATAAGCTTTCCTAAACTGCTTACCAGTAGCTGTGTGGTACATAACATGCCTAACCTTATCTCTGAAATATCCGTCTTGTCCGATCAGTTGAGTTACTTGAGAACGTTGTGCAGGTGTATATTCAACACCTCTACCATTAGTTCTTAAAGAAGGTCTACCATCAAATTCAACATCAATAAGGAATTGTTTCTCAGGTGTTAAACCTTCACTAACTTTCCATAGTGGTGAATAAGTATTCCAAACTCTAGTAAAGAAGCTAGTAGGTTCTCCAACTTTTGTACCATCCATCCAATCATAAAGATCAGGTAATGATTCCTTGACTATTGGATTTCTATTAGCAAGTAATTGGAAGAAATTTTGTTCTACTTCTTTTAACTGTGGTGTTAATAAGCGAGAGAATTCATTTCTTATTCCACTACCAGGCATAAAGCTACTACCAAAGCTTGCTCCCCATCTAGCTAATGCTGCAGGGTTTCCAGCTAATACATCATTAAGTGGTTCTAGACCAGCTGTAAATGATTTATTAGTTAGGTTAGCTGATAGTAAATGTCCAGCTTTATTAAGTGTAAGTTCTAAAGATGGTTCATCTAACGTATCAAAGTTATCCATTACATCAGCTGTAAAAGCTAACCAATCACTTAAAGCACCAAGGTTCTCATAGCTATACCAGTTACCATCCCATCCTTTATAAGTTCTAGGTTTCCATCCATGTTCTTGTCTTACTTTTTGACGTTCTTTATCATATATCCCATTACCTCGTAGTCGATCACCAGTAAATAATGTAGCTGCACCTACAACAGAAAGAGTTCCAATAGCTTTTCTACCTTTTAATTCAGCTCGAATTGTGCTGTAAGCAGCTTCCATGTTCTCATCAATTGGAATCCCTCTACTAGACAACAACTCTTGTACCTTTAATTGATCCATCTGTTCAAATGGCTGCTTAAAGGCATTCAAATCATTTATAAATAAACCAAGAGGATTATGTGAACCACTAAAAGCAAGTAGGTTCATTGATGTTTTAGGGAACATTAAGAATGGTTTTAAAGCAGGTGCTCTCTTTATTAACTGACTTAAAGAATCTACTGCTTTGTTATCCAAGTTCATCGCTATCTCTCTACTGGCATACTCAACAGCTTTATCTGTTATGAATCCATTGTTATCAAACATTTCATCATAGACACCATCAGAGATCTTCTTTAAATCATCAGCTTCAACTTGTTTACCTGTACCAACTAACGTATCAAACGCTCTACCTCTAGCTTCAATATTACCTACAAATGATCTTGTAAATCCATCAAATGCTGTCATAGCATTAGCACTAAATCTAAGTAATGGATGTTCAGCTAAGTCATTCATAGCCTCTATCTGATTAACTATTGCAGCTGGTCCATATAAACCTTCAACTTCTTTAGCATCAGCAAATGAACGTAGTAATGTCATTTGATCTATATTCTTTCTGGCTATGTCATCACGCATGATGTAACCAACAGAACTAGGATCACTTGAAGCACGTTTAAATACCTGATTCATATGGCTATAAGCCTTTTGTAAGGTATCTCCCATGCCTACTGTGTACATATACTGAGCACGTCTAAGAGTATCAAAGTCACCATGAATTAAAGCACCAGCTGATGTAGCAATAGGTCTTTCAATCATTAAAGCTAAGTTAGATAAACCAGCTTTTAATGGTGTACCAACAGCAGATAGAACTGAGTTATAGATGTTAGCCCACATACCTTGAGTCCAAGCTGATGGCATATCAACCTTTCCATCAAAGAAAGCCTTCTTAAATACTCCAGTTGAGTTTTGAACATACTCATTTAATGCAGTAATAGTAGATACCTTTCCATCTGTTACTTCATAAGCAAGCATCAAAGGACCAAGTAACTGAGGACGTTCTGATTTAACAGCTCTAAGTGTATCCATAGTCATTTCAGACTCTTGTTGAATACGAAGTAAAGCTTTTAAAGTTTCATTCTTCTCATTCTTAATGGCTTCCATAGCCATTTTCTTGGTAACTGTTTTCTTGTTAACTCGATTCCAAAGGTTAAGCATATTCAAAGCTCTACCTCTTGCATAAGAAGTTTGACCTTTGATTTGCATAAGGTATTGAAGTCTATCTAATACTTGTTCTTGAGCACGTTTAACAGCAGGAGTACCATCCATTAAACGAGCACCTTCAGCCATATCTGACACTTGACCTGCAAAAGATGTACCTATATATGCCTGTGCTCTAGCTATATCCATATTAATGAATTCATCCATATAACCACGGATAGCTTTAAAGACACCTGCATAACCTTCTGAAGTTAAAACCTTAGCTCCTGTATCAACATCAGTACCAGAGAAATTATCAAGGTTACGCTTCATCTCATCTACATCCATTCGATATAAATCAGCAGCTAACCTGTCCCCAGTATCCATAACTTCTGCATGACTTATATACCTACCATTACTTAATTCATATCCATACTTTGAATCTTTAAGAATATCAGCTTGATCTGTGATTAGTTTTAAACCAGCATCTTCTGCCTTAAGACCAAACTGTATAGCTGAATCAGTAAATACACTTCCTACTCTTCCATATACTGTGTCTAAATTCTTTTCAATTCTTACCTGATCAACTGAAGCTCCTATGATACCCATTGGATCTGAAGTTCTTAATCCAGATTCTGTGTAGTCATATAAATCATGTACACCAAAAATAGGTTGATCTAGGTTAACTGATTTAAGTGTGTTTGTTGCACCTAGTTCATCTAATTGATCTGATCTCCTTTTAACTGAATTTAAAATTTCATTCTCAACAGGATCTTTAGAAAGCTTTTCTTGTTCAAGCATTTTCTTTAGAACATTCTTAGCCTTTTCATTCTCAGGAACCCATTGAGTAGCTTTTTTTACTCCACGTAGTGATTTAAAGAGCTTTCCAAATCCAACTAATACGTCAGATCCAATACCAATACCTGCACCTTCATTTCTATTTTTTGCTCTTTTAACATCCTCGCTATCACTATCTAATGTAGCCCAATCATCAGGTATCCATCCCCATGTACGTGGCCAGCTGCTTTTTAAGGTACCCATTAGGTTGTGATCCTTTTCTTGTACAGCTGCTGTTTCGTCAACTGCTATACCTGTACCTACTGAGATACCTGCATTAGCAAACCATTTAAAAGCTGCATCATTACCTAATGACCAACCAACTTTTGAATGAGCTGCTTTACCTAGATTTTTAAACTTAGCTGCAGCCCATATAGTAGGTACTACAACTGAAGATATTTCTCGAACTGCTTGTGCAGCTTGTGATTCAAACTCAGGAATCTTTTTAAGATTACCTTCCTCATTGGTCATAAAGGTTTTAGCTCTACCACCAGGAGATATTTTATTTAAAGCATCAACTCCAAAGTCAACTACTCCTGTAGGTACTGCTAAGGCAAGACCAGCAGCAGTTTCGAGTACATTTGGACCTTCTTCTGTTTCTTGTTTTGTTGCTCCCGTAGAAGCACTTTGTGGTTGTTGAGGTGATTCAGCAGATTCTTGTTCTGCGAGTTGTTCAGATTGTAAAGTTTGTTGAGTTCTTAACTCTTCTTCAGCTAATAACTCTTTTCTTTTATCTTCTTCTAACTCAGGCGTACCATTGAATATCTCATCAAGCGGGTTTAAGTCCATAATTTATTATTGAAATGCTGGTCGTTTTAAATTGTTTAAAGCACTTATATCTGTACCACCACTGTATTTCCAGACACTCTTCCACCAGTCAGCTTCATTATCTTCATTTAATTCACCTAGATCATTAATCGTTGCAGCGTGAGCAAAGGAGATACCAGTTTCTTCAGCTACAGCACTTAGTGTTTCATAGTCATATACAAGTTCTGTATTTTCAACACCTGTTGTACCCCAACCTCTAGATACACTATCTAATGTTTTATCTTGGTTAATTAAAATCTTTCCTTCTGGTGTGACGTTCTTTTCTAAAGCTTCATAAGCAGGAGTTAATTCAAACCGTTCTACTTGAAAGTCTGGATTATTTTCATTCCAAGCATCTACTTGTAGGTTTAAAGCAGTAAGTGGATCTACACCTAATTTATTACCTAACCATTCAGCTAATGGTGGTGCATTCCAACCTGCTTTACCATAACCTTTAAAAGCAGTAGCTAATTCAGCTCCATCAAAGAAAGCACCAGGACTATTTAAAGCATCTGTACCCATAGAAGTTAAGTAACTTGTATGAGTTTTTAGTTTCATATTTGCTGCTGTTTGGGTTTGATATACAGTTGTTGGTTTATCGAAGATGTTAAAACCATTTGCAGTTTTAAATCCTGGCACTGTTAACCGTGCTTGGAACTGTCCATTAAGTTCATTAAAAGCTTGTTCATGTGGGTTAGGAGTCTCTACTGAAATTAAATCTTGTACACGCTTCATATACTGTGCTTGCATTTGTGCAACCAGTATTCGTGCAGATGGATGTCTAGTACCATCAGGTAAAGCTCTAGATTGAACATTTACAGCATCTTTAATGGCATCTAGATATACCTGTTGCTGTGTATTAGCACTTGTTTGTAGTTGAGCTACATCTTGTAATTTACGTTGAACTTGCCAAGGAAATTCAGCTAGACGATCTTTAGTTAGTAGACCCATATCAGCTAAGTCTTCTGCAGCTTCTGTGTACTTCTCAATAGTCTTAGCTTCTAAAGTTAAATCACTTTCGATGTAAGCAAGTTTTGAACTTTTCATACCTGCGTAATCTTCTTCTAAACTTCTTTTATCTTCCCTAACCATATCCTCAGTTATTTCTTCACCGTTATCAAGCATCTTTCCATACTTATCTAATAAAGCTGTTTCATCTTTTCCAAACTCAATGGTTTTCTGTCCCTCAACCATTTCATATTCTCTTTTAGCTCTGTCATATAAAGCTTCTTGTAGCTCATTCATTTTACCTGGAAAGTGATCTTTAATCTTTACAGGTTTATCACTACCTTTAGGAGTGAAGTATGTTTCACCAAGTGCAGCTATATCATCAGAATTTAATACTCCATTATCTACAGCTGTTTTAGTTATCTCAAAACCTGAATCTTTTGATTTACCTAGACCATTAAAATCATACTGCATCTTTTCGGAATATCTAATTAAAGATAAACCATCTCCAGCTTTAAGACCTTGTATTAATTCTCTACTAGAAGATTCTTTTCTTTCATTTTCTATAAAGGTTTTACGTCCTGCATACCAAGATCTATAAGCAGCCTTTTCTGAATTACGTTGTTCAGGGAAGACGTACTTGTTTATGATTGCTGGATTAATACCTGCAAACTGTTTGTAGAAGTTCTTACGATAGTCAGATAGTTGACCATTATATTCAGCAGGATCTAATGCACTGGTTATACCTTCAACAGTAGAGGGATCATACTCATTAGCTCTATCCTGAGCCCAAGCAATAGTAAAACCTAGTTGTTTGTTAGGAGATAATCTTCTAAACCTCTCATCTAAAAAGATATCAGTTTCTGTATATTTAGAACCAATAGCACTTAATTGAATATCTTCTTCTCGTAGAGATTCTTCAACCTGATCAAATTTATCTGCATCTTCTTTGTTAAAGCCATCGGTATAGTAAAGGTTCATACCTTCAGCCATATCGTTTGCTCTACTCTCTTCAGCTTTAGCAGTAATTACTTTGCCTAATTTCTCTGAGAACTGAGATAACATTCGTGCATTATTCTCAGCATTCTTTACTCTTGTTCTGTCGTTCTCTCTTAGTTGTGAATAGTACCTATCCATACCACGTTCAATGAGTCCATAGTTATATTGAAGGGCTGGTGTGTAATCTGCAGCACGAACTGGATTAAAATCACCGCCTTGGAAAGGTGTTTGTGTCATAATTTTCCTCGCTGCTGAGTATCTACAGCTGAAGGTGTCTTAAATTGTTGATAAGTACTGAAAGCATCTAATCCAGCATTCGCTAATGCCAAGAAAGGTGATGTTTGATTCAGTACAGGTGCAGGTGGTGCGGCATCAGCTACTGGAGCAAATGCAACATTGGCATAGAGATTGTTCTGATTAGCTACTGCAGCTCTTCTAATACTTTCTACATTCTCTTTAAATGCTTCTTGTGATCTAGTTAAAGCCCATGCTTGTCTACCAGCCGTCCTCTCTAACTTACCTATATCTAATGTATTAATTCGATCTACTGATCTACCTGTTCTTCCTGCTGCAGATAGCTTTCCACTACCTTCTAGGTATTTAATAAATGCAGATTCATTAGATTGTATTGCAGAGGCAAATGATTTATTTAAACTATCTTGTGCTTTAGCATAACCACGTGCAGCTGCAAGATTACCTTCATCTATATCTTGTGAATATTTTGTTTTTTTAGCTGACCAAATAGAAAGAGTTTGATACCAATTTCTTTCTCTTGCTTCTACTTGATATTTATGATTGTTAATAGCTGCTCGGTTTGCGGCTCTTTGTTGTTGTTGTTGTCCAATAAAGCTTAAACCT